GGCCCCATAGGGCCTCCCGGTGCTTAGTGCACTTGTTCACGTCATGGACACACTATCACATCCCCTACGCCGAGTTCCCCCGACGCAAAGGATATGGATGTGATGTTCGAAAGGAGCTGCAGTGGACTACTACCCGCGCCACCGTAAGAGGCTTAAAAGCCTCGACTGGACAGGCGTCAATGACGCCACATTGCCCAGTCGGTGGACGGTGAGTGGTTCAATCGTCTCAGGCCAAGAAACCTGGGACGAGCCGCACTCGTGGAGGGCCTTTTTGGCCGCCAAACGGAATGATCCGGTTGGTTTCTCCCACCTTGATATGGGGGGACCCTTTCTCTCGTACAAGTGGAGTTATGAAGACGACGTTCCTTACGTCTCTCCGTACTTCCTTGACGGGGGTGGTAGGATTTTTACATCCTACAGTGGTCCTCAGTTCGCGAAGTTTGCCAATGCTGACCGGTCAACTACCGGCGCATGGGCAGATCTTCAGCCATCCTACGATTTAACGTTGGATAGCTTCGGTAGTACAGCGATTTCTCGCTGTGCTCCGACGAACCCTCATGCAGGTGCTCTGACTGCCATTACGGAGCTCTACCGTGACGGACTTCCGTCCGCTATCGGTTTGAATGCTCTGAGACGGCATGACCTTGGAGGGGAATACTTGAACTATGAGTTCGGTATTCTTCCAACATGGTCTGATCTTAAGTCACTACACGATGCCAACAGAAAGGCCGAAGCCTACTTGCGGCAGTATTATCGTGATAGCACTAAGATCGTCAGAAGACGGTACGACTTTCCACTGGAGGTCGAAGTACTGGAGGACACCTCTTCTTGGGGTGTTCCTCTACCAACCTTAAGTGGTTGGCTGTACGAATCGACCAGCGGAAGTACGATCCGTAAAACCGTTACCGCTAAAACGCGGCGATGGTTTTCCGGAGCGTTCACGTACTACGCGAAAGAGCCTTCCAGCTTAATCGCGATACGTGACCAGATACAGACGTATAATCATCTGTACGGGATTAACCCGAGTCTTTCGACTTTCTGGCAAACACTTCCGTTCAGCTGGGCCGCAGACTGGGTGACAAACATCGGTGACGTTTTGAATAACGTCGCGATGTACCAGAATGACGGCCTTGTCCTCGTGTACGGCTATGTCATGGAACATAAACGTGTCATAACCGAATACACTTCGACCGGTACCGTATTACGCGGTACCGGTGCCATCACTTCTACTCAACGATTCATTACTGAATCTAAGATTAGGAGGAAGGCGACACCTTTCGGATTTGGCTTTGAGTTGGATGGTTTTACCAGCCGACAATGGGCCATTCTTGCTGCTCTCGGCATGAGCCGGGGCAGGGGTCAGCTTGCACGTTAGTGCTATGCGAAACCCATGACGATGGCGTAGCAACCAGCTACGCTATCTGTTTCCACTGTCAGCGGTTCCCACCGTTGACTCAATCACATTGGAGCATTGCCATGTTTTCAGACCCACAGTCTGTAACGATCAACGCTATCGCCAACTCGCTTCCGCGAGTTGACGTCGGCGACCGTACCGCCACCTATACAAAGGATGACGAGACGGTGTCGCTCACTATCTCGCATGCGACCACTAACCGTGGCCGTACGCGCAGGCAGGTGCGACTTGATCTGACGAAGGTCGCCGCCGATCCGTTCACCAGTGGCAAGTCGAACGAGGTAAGCTGTTCAGCTTATCTCGTCATCGACGAGCCCGATGATTCCGCGTTTTCGAACACGGAGCTCTTGAATAACACCAAGGGCCTGATCGGTTGGCTTACCGACGCCAACGTTACGAAGGTCATCGCTGGCGAAAGCTGACGATGACCTGCTGCGGGTAGTCTGGGCCCTATGGGTCCACGGGGTATTACCCTGTCGAGATTGTCTAAGATCTCGAGACTTTCACTGTGAGCATGGCTATGGATCCTCTGACCCCCCCGATAAGGAGGGGCGTGGTGAAAAGCCTGATGATGCTCTGGCGTGAAGTCGCTACAGAATGTGGCGACATGTGCAGCGTAAGCACCACGCGTGACTTTGAAACGATCACGCGTCGTGTCAGGGATGAAGGTGCTAGTTTTATGACTATCACCCTACCCGCTTTTTGTGCAGACTTCCAAAAAAGTCTTGCCCTAGAGCGAGTAACTCGCGACATGTTTCAGGGATTTTCCTGGCATGCAGGTCTCCCCCGATTTCTCGGAGGTTTCCTCGAGCTCATCTTTGACCGCGCAAGTGGAGTACTACTCACGAACCCCAACATCGAAGCGATCCAAGCCGTTCGGCAGCTAACGCTGTTGTATGGCAAGGTTCTTGTCGAGCCCACCGAGAGGCGGACTCGCGCTACTTTGAAGGGGTTTGTTGAGTGTGAGCAGGAAATCAAGCGAGCAGACGCACGTCGGACTGACGATGAATTCGCCAGTTTCGAACGTGTATCTAATCTCCTTTGGTCTGAAGTTCTCTCGAGAGTCAATCTCTGGCTCAAGCGAGAACAGGAGGAGTCATCCAGGGTTTGTGATCCTGAATGGCCCTACCTTAGACCAAAGCACGGGCCTGGGGCCACAGCCGATCGAAAGAAAGGCAACCGCAAGTTTGACTTCGCGGAGTGGTCCGAAAGGTTGGAGCGCACGTTCCCTTTCGGTGAATATGCACTTCCAAGTTGGCGCCATTGGCGCCGCCTTGACCGCGTTGATTTCCTGGATCCTGGGGCAGAACGACCTGTTAGGGTCATTACTGTCCCTAAGACCTTGAAGGCACCTCGTATCATAGCGATCGAGCCATCCTACATGCAATTTATGCAGCAGGGTGTCAAAGATCTCTTGGTCACTTCTATCCGTGACGATTATGTCATGGGTAAAGTGGTCGGATTCGACGACCAGTGGCGTAACAACGCTCTGGCCCAAGAAGGTTCCTTGACTGGGAATCTAGCAACACTCGATCTGAGTGAAGCTTCCGATCGTGTCTCCAATCAGCTCGTACG